ACCTGTAAAAGCTGTTGGAGGATTTACATCACAGTTTAAATCAAAGTTTTTAGTACTAGTGATAGATGTATTACCTGCAGCTCCAACGGTAGATTGTGTTATTGTAACTTGTCCACCTGAAGTAGTTACTGCAAATCTAGTTGTACTTCCTGTGTTGTGACCATTAGTTGCACTCTCTACTATTTCTTCAAATCTTTCTGCAGCATTAGTTGCATCTACATCACAAGCAAACTCACCTTGAGATGCATCAAGATCAGCACCACCAGTAAAGTTTGTTTTACTCATACCAGATCCTGAGTCTGTTTCAGCAACAGTAGTATTGCCAGCTGTGCCACCAAATAATTGATGAACAGTAACAACAGCACTATCAGCTGATGCTCTAAATCTTGAGTTAGCATTTAAACAAGTTGCTAAGTTTGTAGCTGTTTGGTTATTTGATGTAACTGCTGCGAATGTTGGTGATGTTGTATCTGTAGTAGTTGTAGTAGATGCGTGTACTGTAGCTGTTACACTTGTACCATCAGTAGCTATAAAAACTAAGTTACCACCAGATGATGCAAGGTTACTATGATTACTAATAGTTGCAGTAGCAGAAGCACATACTGCATTTTTAGCTGTATATGTTCTTGATGTACCATCAGTAGAAATCAAAGTAATCTGACCATCATTCTGATCATCGAACTCTGTATCACCAAAAGTAAATGTAGCAGTACCAGCTGCACTAGCTGTACCATTTTGTGCAAATGCTTCAGTTACTTTAAAACCACATAATACTTTTTTACCATTTAAATTTACATTTGTAGCACTATCTCCGATTGTGACACTAGCAAGAGTGTTTGTATCTGCTGCTAAGTGAGCTGATTCAGCAGAGGTAAACACGTTTGTAAAACCACCAACTGTAGCTGCGGAGAATGCTTTAGCTTGTACTTCAGTTGCCATTGAGTACCTCCTCTGTTATATCAACAATTTCACATGCACTACCTGTACATGCTAAGGTTTGTGTAGACTTTGTATTGTCTTCATGTTCTTTTAATAAAGACCAGTCTACATTTGGAATAGTATTTTCAAGCTCTTTGTATTCATCTTCTGTTATAGTTTCAAAAGGAGCTTGATTATATACATGATCGGTCTTAGGTAAGAAAGATAAACCTTGGATTGTTTCCCATTTATCCCATACCCATTGACCTATATCTAAGAATGTATCGTCAGTATAGTTAACTGTTATAGATACATTATGATCAGCCCAATGTTCTTTGTAAACTCTCCATAGTTCCAAGTGTTGGAGTGGAGTAACGTCTTCAGATACTAAAGCATTCTTTGGTGCTTTCATTGGAAATGTAAAGACTGATGTTGAGGTTGGATTTACAACACAATCTTCACAACTAATCCCTTCTTTTTTCATTAAGGTATACATAGGATCTTTCTTATCAATCCTTACTCTTCGTTTAAAGAAGTTACTAAATCTAGGATGTATACCACTTGATGTGTCAGCTAAGCATGATACTGTACCACTAGGCTTTACAGTTGTAATAGCTTTAGATGGATTAATATTAATTTTAGAAGACCAATCAAGATTTGTTTTGACTGCATGGTCTCTCCACTTTTCTAAACGATAAGCAAGTTTACCAAGTCCAGCCCTTCCCCATGTTATAGGGTTATCAAAGATGCCTGTCATAGATACACCTAATAGTCTATCATCTTCAGAGTTATTCTTCCACTCATCTCTAAGATAAGGGAAGTCTGTAAGATCAGATTGACAAGTGCCTATGATTGTAGCTATCTCTACTTTTCTTTTTATATCACCGACTTTATCATCGGGTCTTATTATTACTTCAGTTAAATTACAGAACTGCATAGGCTTTAAAAGTATTTCTCCACAAGGGTTTGTACCTACGCCTTCACAAGCTCTGTCTTGAGAAGCCATTCTATTAGATGCTCCTTGCCTATTAAAGATCCCTCGTTCCCCGCTGTGGCTGTCATAAAGAGCAGACCATTCTGATAGGAATTGTCCAAGGGATGGCTTAGAATCGTATGAGGCTGAGTTATTAGCCAACGCACGATGTCCTCCTGAATCCCACCAAGCACCGCTTTTAGCTAGAGCCATATCTCGGTCATTAAGATCACTTAAAGATATCATAGCAGAGCGGCGAACGCCTCCTACAATAATAGACTTAGCAATTACACAGCATATGTCATGAACTTCTATTGGACTAAGCTTACGTCCTTGAGCTTTATAGAAAGTATTAACTACAAATCTATAGACTTCATCAAGAGGAGCGGGTCCAGAGGCTCTACCTCCAAAGGTATTTAACCTAGCACCAGCTTCCCTGATATTACACAGCTCCCATTTAGGGTGTATCCCATTCCAAAGATGTTCCAACAGGTGAAATAATCCATTAGCCCACCCTTCCTTACTGTCTTCTACTGTAACACAAGCATCGAAGTTCTTGCGGATTTCATCTGGAACAACAGGGAGCTTGTCTACAGCCCTACGTTCTACCGAAAATCCAATACCAGTACCACACATAAGTATAAACATAAGCTCACTAAAAGATTTAATACTATCCATTTCAACATATGAGCAGTTAAAAGTACAGGTATTGTCTCTATCTGCAGCCTCTCCTGCTGTCATAAGTGATCGCATAGAGGGCATGACTTCTAAATTAAGAACAGCTTCAAAGATATCTTGCCTATCTTCTAACGCAGGAAACTTGGCTTGTAACCAAGACCACCATCTAGTGACTGTTTCTTCCCATGTTTCTCGTCTGCCTTTATCAGGCATCCAACGAGCATATCTAGACATGGCAATAAATTTTTGAAACTCATTCATAACTTACTCCTTTCCTGTAGAACCAAATCCTGCGGTTCCACGAGCGGTCGGAGCAAGCTCCAGATCCTCACTAAAATTAATATTTTCATGTTTCATTATCATAAGTTGTGCTATCCTTGTACCAGCAGGTATCTCCTGAAGCCAGTCATCACCTATGTATTGCAGGATAACGCCTATATCTCCACGGTAATCTGAGTCGATTAGACCGGGACTATTTAAAACTATAATACTATCATTCAAAGCTAACCCAGATCTACTACAGACCATTCCTACATATCCTTTAGGTAAAGCCATAGAAAAACCTGTGCTAATAAGCTTAGGGCTATTTCTTAGTACTTCTCTTTTGGCTGAGTATAAATCATAGGCTGCTGCCTCTGCACTACCACGAGTAGGTAGCTTAGCGTTATCATCGAGCATATAAGGTATTTGAAGCATTGTGTTCTCCTGAGAATAAATTCTCTATAGACCCATCATATTGGCACGTTCCTAAAACGGAAGATCCCAGAGGGTAATTTCTTGTGTTTGTTTATTATATTCACCGTCTCTTAGTAGACGAATACATCTTGCCATTTGCAGTAAGTACTGTAATGACAAGCCTTTACGTTCATATGTAGCTGCTACAGCTTGAGCCCAATACTCTGGAGCTACTGCATCTAAGATTTTATCAGCTGTTTTGGGACCAACTCTATGGATTCCTTTAAGATTATCAGAGGCATCTCCTGTAAGTGTTTGTTTATAGAATGCTCTATCGGCTTCTTCTTTTGTTACATACACAGGATTAAACTCTTTGTCTGGATTCCAATGCCAGCCATAGCTACATCGTAAGTCTTTATCTATTGATACAGCAATAGCTTTATGAGATGATGATCCCATTGATAATAAGTCATCAGCTTCTAGTTTATCTATTGCTACACTACGATAAGAAGTCTTTGCTATATCTCTAACCTCGTATAAACTATCTGGAGAATAACCAGCTACATCTCTATGAGCTTTGTATTCTGGATACACTTCTCTACGATAGTTATCTTTTCGTGAGCAAGAGAAACACAGCACAGCCTTGCACCCATTTGGTGTCCAGCTTTCAATGTCTGCTTCTAAACGATCTTCAATATCTTCTATGCCATCTTGGTCAGCCCAGTAAGCTGCCTTGAAGACTAAGATATCAGCATCGATTAAAGCTAATCTTGGAGCATCAATCATCTCGTTCTCCTTTTCTTAAAGTTTTAGCAAGGTCATCAACAAAATCTAAACATACACCAACCTCAGCCCCAATCCATGAAGGAACAAGACAGGATAATAAATTATTAAATTCTAATTCAGAGCCTCCATTAGTAATATAACTATTGAATAAATCAATGTCATAGTTTTTATCATTGGCATCTACTTTATTTGCGAGTACTTCTGATTCATGCTTTCTCCATTCTTCTCCTTCGCCTTCAAGCTCACGAGTAGATGATAATATGAATACAGTAAAAGCTCCTACTTGTCTTGCTGCTGCAAGCTCATTCATATATCTAAGATCATCACAAAGTAATACTCTTTCCCAATGTTTATCTTTATTTTTAATAGCAGCATTTTCTGCAAGACGATAGCTTGCAATAGCTTCCATCCATTTCTTGACCCAATGTTCAGGATCTTCTTTTCTTCGCATAGAACCTATGCGCTGACACTCTGATCTATACTGCTCTGGGTGTTCTTGTTTGTATAGTTTCCAATCGCTATACCCTGCATCTTGAGCTACTGCTTCTTTTAATATACCAG